CGCTTTCTACTCGCCGTGCTCGATGACGACGGCGCGCTTGTACCGAGCCGCGTCGCCCACCGCGCCGTCCGTGCGGACCGGCCAGTCGCCGATGAACTTCCAGGAGTTGGAGACCAAGTCCTGAAGGCGGTTCAACGGCGCGCGGATGATGAGCTGGATCCGGTCGGACATCACCTCGATGCCGTTGTTCGAGATCCGAGGCTCGCCAACGCGGCCGGTGACGCCCGCCTCGGTGATGAGCTGGCTCAGGTCCTGGTAATACTCGTACAGCAGGCCCTGACCGACGAACAGCGGCCGGTGGATCTTCACGCCCGCGGTCGTACCGTTGTTGTACAGCTCGCCCGCGAACGGATCGTCCTGGGTGAACGTCGCCGTCAGGCCGCCGTCCACGGTGTCAGGCAGCGGCGCCTCCGAGTTGCGGAAGAAGACGCAGTTGAGCAGCTCTCCCACCGCGAACTGCCGGTACATGAAGTAGTCCGGCAACGAGGTCAGGAGGCGCTGCCACTCGGGGTCGGCGAAGATCTGCGCCTGGGAGATCGGGTCCAGGTGGCAGTGGAAGCGGCCGTCCGGCTGCTCCGGCACGTTCTGCTGCCAGAACCGGCTCACCGCCGACCGAATGTCGGCCAGCTTGAGCAGGTCCGTGGAACCCACGTCGTCCACCTTGTTGCCCCCGCCCACGCGCACGAGGAACGTGCGGTCGGCCGAGAACACGTAGGCGCGGTCGAGGACCGTGACGGCGCCGCCCGAGAGGGTCAGCGTGCCCGGACCCACCTCATCGCCCGGCGTGTCGGGCGTGTACCCGATCACCGACCGGGTGACCTCTGCCGGACCCGTCTGGTCGAAGATGGTGACCGACAGCGGGTTGTTCGCCGACACGAAGTCGTAGCGAACGGGCGAACCGGACGGGAGGTCCGGCCGGCGCGCGCGGGTGAAGCCGTTGAGGCGCTTCACGCGGAGCGTGGTCACCGGGCCCTGCCCGCCGTCCGCCACCGTCCAGCCGCTGAGGCCCGCGTTGTACATCCGGTTGCGCGGGATGCGGTTGAGCGCCTGCGCCGAGGAGAGGCCCAGCTGTTGGGCGTTCCTGAGGAACAGGTTGGCGATGGCGACGATGCTCGTCGGCATGTTCGTGTCGATGGAGTCGGCGTACTGCTGGAGCTGCGCGGTCCACTGCTCCGAGCTGTAGGTGCTCGGCAGGGGGTCGGTCCCCGGCACCAGAGGCTTCATCTTCGGCTTGATCAACCCGACGCCGGTGAAGGCCATCGTGTCGCCGACGTTTGCCGGCCACAGGACCGGAGCGGCCTCGCCGCGGTACAGCAGACGGGGGAACAACGCGTCGTGGAAGGCGCGCTCCAGGATGTTCTCCTGGACCAGAGCCCGAATCTCCGGGGCCTGGATGATTGTGCTGAAGTCGGGCATCGGTACGTCCTCGTCTTGGTGCTACGGGTGAGCTTCTCTGGGTGCAGCTGTACCTTCTACGTCGATTCCCAGAGCATCTTCCAAGACGAGGACGACCGTCCACCAAGAACTACTGGTTGGCGTTCAGACCGCGCTTGCGAAGGTGCTCCTGGAACTCCTGCGCGTTCATCTTCCTGGCGTCCGAGTGCGCCCCGTTCGCCACCTGCCCAGCCGCGGCCCCCGGCTTCAGAGGCGTCGGGGCACCGCCGACCCCAGTCCCCGTCGTCGCGGGTTGAGTGACCTCGCCAAAGAGGTACGGCTTGTCCTTCCGGAGGGTATCGAAGAAGGCCTTCTCGTCGAACTTCTCCAGCTCCTCAGCGCTCTGCCCCTCGAGGTGCCTGGTCAGGAGACGGATGCCGTAGTCCACGTCCTTCAGACCACTGGCCACCGCAGTCTCGCGGAGGGCCATCTCGGCGTCCTTGGAGTCGAGAGAGGTCTGGAGCTGCTTGGTCACCCGCTCCAGTTCCACCGACTTCCGCTGGTACAGGTCCCGCTCGCGCATCAGCTTTTCCATCTGACGCTCGTAACGGCCCTGGATCCGGCGGTCCTGCCTGGACTTCGACAGCTCCTCTGGCGACAGCCCCTCTTCACCCTCGATACCCTCGGTCGGGGGCTTCGGCGTACCAGCCTGAGCGGCTGGAGGCTTCGGCGGCGTCGACGCTTGGGTCTTCAGGTTCTTCAGGAATGCCGCCATGTCCTCTGGCGACTCGAAACCGGCGTCACGGGCGTACTTCGCCATGCCGTCGGTGATACCGCGGTTGTACTGCTCCTCCTTGATGCGCTTCATCGCAGAGGAGGGCACGGTTACTGGCTGCCCGCCTCCGCCCGCTGGCGCCGCACCAGCGCCTCCTTCTGCCGCGGGTGGGGTACCACCAGACGCGTCCGGCGCGCCGCCGGCAGCCGCGGGGGCTGCTCCTGAGTTCGTCTCGTCAGGCATCGCTTCTTCCTCGTACTGTCTCCGACTGGTTCACCGCCGTCGTTCGCGTGGTGAGGGTGCCGAAGTCAGCCTGGGTGATTCCCGGCGATGAGCTGCCGGTACGGTTGGACTGCGAAGGGGGTGGGGTCATCCCCCACCCCCGGAGAGCTGCCAGCTCCCTTCAAGCGCCTGGCTTACGTCAGGCGGTCGAACTTGGCCTGCATGTCGACGGACGGGCGCGGGATGTACTCCAGCACGAACCCGGTAACGCCGGCCTCGAAGGTGAGGGTCTTGCCGTCGTCGGACAGCGCCGCGACGGTCGCGCTCGGGGTCGCCCCGGAGTCGCCGATCATGCGCACGCCAGCGGCAGCGGCGCCCGCGGTCACGCGGCACGCGATGACCGAAAGCATCGGAGGGAGGGCGACCACGTCCGACGGGTACGCCGGCGCGATGGTCGCGGCGGCGAAGGCCGCGGCCGTGGTGATGTCCTGCGCCGCAGCTGAGGCCAACGCCGCGAAGGTGATCTTCCGCGGAGCGAGCATCGTGCCGACGCTCATCTTGTGCAGCGCGTCCGCGGCCTTGTTCGGGTTCGCGTCGTTCAACGCGCGCTCGACGGTCTCGGTCCTCGTGGTGGTGATCGCCATTTGCTCTTGCTCCTTCTCGGGGGGTGGGGACGACTCGGGGTGCTACGACTTCTCCCCGAGGAAGATTTTGACGAGGGTCTCTACACCAGCGACCCGCGTGATGTCGATGGCCGTGACGGGCACGGACTCGGACATCAGGATGAGGTACGTGTCGAACGGGATGGCCTGCGACGCTCCGTCGGCGCTGGTGATGCGCGCGCGGCACTTCCCGGTGGCCTTCAGGATGACGATGTTCGCGTTCGTCACCCCGCCGAAGTTGACCGAGACCGGGGCGTCGGCGGTGAGGTCGACCTCGTCGAGGTGCTTCGCATCGAGGTTGATCGACTCGTTGATCGGCGTGTCGATGAGGGGCGCAAAGGACAGAGAGCCGCTGAGCGGCTTCGTCCCGTAGCTGCCGACGAATGAGAACTGGTCAGCCATCGCCCCTCACCGACGCGCTTCGGGTTCTACCGCCCGCCGGGCGTCATGGGCCCGAGGGAGAAGGGGGACGGATCCGGCGCCTTCGGCATCTGCGCGGTCGCGAGCTTCTGCTCGACGTTGGTCATGTCCGCCGCCGCGTCCGCGTACGTCCCGTGCGCCTGGTCGTACACCTTCGCCACGTCCTTCTGGACTCCCTCTTCGGAGCCCGCCTTCTGCGCCAGATCAACGCTGTCGTTCACGTCCTTCTCCTCTGCTGGTCCGGCGCGCGGCCGGGTGACTACTTCTTGAGCGACCCGAACGGGCTCGGGTCGATGGTGGTCGGCTTCCCCGGCTCGGGCTTCTTGGGGGTGACGTAGGTGCCGCACATGGAGTCGTACACCTCCACCGCGTCCTTGTTGGGCTTGTCCTGCCCAACGTTCTTGTACACCTCGTGGTTCATGCAGCTGTCGTCCACGGTGCTACCTCCGATGCGAGGGTGCGAACCCTAGCCGATCTTGAACGGCGAGGTGGGATTGATCGGCTCGGAGCTCCCGCCGACGTGCGGCTCCTGCTCCTTGTACAGGTCCGCCGGATTGTTCTTCGAGATCGGGTGACCGCCGGGAACGTGGTAGTTCATCCCGTTGAACCCCGAGGGGTCGGTGCCGAGCTCCTCCGCGCGCGTGCGCGGGGTCCTGAGACCACCACCCTTGTGACCCTTGAACATGACCTACCTCTTGGTGAGGCCCTTGAACGGGGCCTTGTTGCCGTCGCCTTCGAAGCTCGCGCGCGAGTCATACCCCTTGACCGCACTCTGCGAGGTGCCATCCCAATCGAGCTGATCCTGGTTCTTCGGATCGCGGCCGTTTGGATACGAGCCGGCGTACCCGATAGCAGCGATCCCCGGCGTCTGGTGAGGTTTCGGGATGGTCCCCTGATCCCGGCTGTCCAGCATCGGATCAGGATACTTCGGAGGAACGAGGTCCATCGGCCAAGGCGAACCCGGAGCCTTGTCCATCTGCGCCTTGAAGCGCTTCTCGTACGACTCCATGTCTTTCTGGTAGTCGAGCTGCGCTTCGATGTCGAGGAGGCGGATGGTCACGCGAGCAGAATAGGCTCGGAAAGCCCGAGCCTGCAAGGATGGGCTACTTCTTGACCTTCTCCGCGGGAAGCTTCTCGGTCTTCGGCGGGAGCGGCGGGGGGCGTTTCGCGGCTTTCTGCTTCGCCTTGTGCAGCTTGAAGAGGTTGGTCGCCTCTTTCGCCTTCTCGTCGTGGTCCTTCACGATCAGGCTGGTCGGCAGTTCTTTGATCGGCATGGGTCAGCTCCCCTTGGGCGCGGAACCGCCCTTCAGCTTCCCGCCCATCTTCTTGTACACGTACGTCGCCACGGCGTACGGCTCGTCGTACTTGCCGGCGCCCTTGCCCTCGGGGTCGACAGCCTCCTTCGCCTTCTCCCACTTCGGCTTGTTCTCGACGAAGGGAGGCGGGTTGCCGTGCTTCACCGGGTCATAGCCCTTCAGGTGCTGCTCGATCTCGGGGTCGGGGTTGGCCTCGCGGTCCATCGCCGCCTCATCCACGAGGTCGTCGACGGAACCCGCCACGGGATTCACCTCGGCCGCGGCGTCGGGAGCGATCTGCCCGCCGAGCTTCTTGTAGAGGTACGCGGTCACGACGAACGGCTCCTCGTAGCGCGCCTCCTTGTCGGGGTCACCGAGACCGACGGCGTCAGCCGCGTCGTCCCATTTCTCTGCATCGGTGACCCAGTGTGGCGCCTGCATGTGCGAGTCGGGCTCGCCTTCGCCTTCCTTCGCCGGCGGGGGAGGCTCGGAGCTGGCGATGAGGTCCTCGAGCTCCGTATCGTGCCCGGACTCGGCTTCCTGCGCGGCCTCCTCGACCAGCGCCGCCATGTCCTGCGTCTCGGCGGGGTGAACCGGACCACCAGGATTGCCGGCGGGCTTCTTCTCGCCGTGGTCCGCGTCACCCGAATCCAAGTGCGCGCCGACCGTCTTGATCAGCTTGGACGCCAGAGACGACTTAGGCTTGGCCGCGGGCGGCGCGCCAGCACCAGCAGCAGGCTTCGGAGCGCCGGGCTTGATGAACCCCTCGTGAGGACTGGCTCCCGCCGGCGGCGGCATCGGCTTCTTCAGCTTGGGAGGAGCGACCTTGGACTGCTTCTGCACCAACGTCGCGAGCTTGCTTTTGTCGAGCGGCATCAGATTCCTCCCAAAGGGCGCGGGCAAAGTATACGACCCGTCCTACCTGTTCAACCAAACGCGGCGGCCACCTTTCCACTGCCACCCCGGTACTCCCCAATCCGGCATCCACGGCGAGAGGACCGATCTGTCGTTGGGACGGTTGGGAGGGAACTCCCAAGACATCCCCACAAGAGAGCTGGGCACCGTCATCTTCCCATCAGCATCAGGGAACGGCGCGGTCGCCGGCATCGTGAAAACGCCTCCGGGTTCAGCGACCTGCCCGTGCATCGCGATGCTGTCCACGGCCACACGGTCGTCGAGCGGCTCGCCGCCCTCGTCGCAGTTCTCCTCCCACCGCATCATCAGCTCGGGGAGCTCCTCTTGGCTCTCCTCGAGTCCGTCGCGCTGCGTGACGTTGAAGGCGTAGGCCATCTCGGTGCGGACGATGCGCTCCGCCTGCCACCACTCGTTGTCGAGCAAGTCCTGGACGCGGTCGATGGCATTGCCCGCCGTCTCTCCCGAGAGCAGCGAGAGGCTGAGGTTCTTCTCCACGTCCGTCACGACGCGCGCGGCGTACTTGGCGGAGGTGACGTTGTGCATCTTGATCAGCGATGCGCGTTGCTTGTCGATGACGCCGGCGAAGACCGAAGCCTCCTCGATGGGGAGCTCCACCGCGGCCCCGGTGAACTTCTTGGAGAGCTTCTTCACGTCGCCGATGAGCCCGCTCAGCGACACCTCCTGAGCGTTCTTGCTTTGCTGGGTCAGCCCGCCGGCGAGCTTGCGCGCCATCACCATCTGACCGTCGCGGAGCTGAGCGAGCGCGACGCGGTGCTGGTACGCGGTGAAGGTTTCGCCTCTCCCCGCGCGTACTTGCGCGCGCAGCTTGGCCACCGTCTCAGCCTGTGCCACGTCGTAGATGCTCTTGAGCCTCTTCGCGGCCGGCTTGGTGACGAGGTTCTGAAGTCGGTTGCGGTGACCCACGACCGCTTGATGGAACTCTTTGGGCGTCTTCGGCGGAGCCATCTACTTCTTCCCCTTCGCCAGCTTCGCCATCAGCTCCGAGTCCTTCAGCTTTGCCTTCACCTGCGACTCCAGGAAGGACTTGAACTGCGCCTTCTTCAGCTGACCTTTGTGCTCGAGGATGTGCTTCTTCAAGGCGACGTTGATCTCGTCGACCACCTTCTGTTTCGCCGAGTGCGTGTGAAGGCCGGGCGCGTCCGACTCGATCACCTTGCCCGCCCACTTCGACCAGAGGTCTCGCCAGGTCTTCTTCCCCTGCCACTCGGGGACCGCGCCCTTGCCCTTCTTCTGAGCAAGCGGGGTCTGGAGAGCCTCAGGGGCGATCTGCGTCTTGGCAGCTTCCTTCGCCTCGATGGCTGGCGCGGCACCGACCTCCGCAGCCTTCTTCGCACCCTTCCCGAGTCCCTTCGACACGAAGTAGTCGTGAATCTCTTTGCCCTTCGGCCCGACCAAGTCGGAGACGGAGATGTGCGCAGTGCCGGAGCAGAGCACCACAGCTTCCTTCTCATGGTTGAAGGTCGTGGAGAGCGTGGGCGTGTTCCTGTAGGACATCAGGATCGCTTCGCGCGGAACCTCGGCCTTGATGATCAACGGACCAAACTTGCGAGATTCTTTGGGGTCCTCTGAAAACGAAGACGCCGGATTCAGGTTGATGGGAACGGTCGCCTCGTTGAGAGGGATGCCCTTGTCGGCGAGCCCCTTGGCGTGCGCGACCATCTCTGCGGCTTGGTCACCAGAAATCCCGCGGTAAAGCTTGACGGTCGGATGATCTTCGAACGCAGCCTGCGTCGCCGCGTGCATGGCGACGAGGGTTTTCTCTACGTCTTCTGACTTGCCAAAACCCGACGCAGCAAATTTTCCCTCGTACCCGCTCTTGACGTGCTTGGAAAGAAGCGCGCTCTTGGAGAGGCTCAAGTCCTCGAGCTTGCGCCCGAGCATCTTCGCCACAACGCCCTGAACTTCGAGCGAGATGTGGTTTTTAGAAGAACCGCCCCAAGACTTGTGGATGCCGCTTGCGATGCTCGGTTGGCCGCCGAGCTCCTTGACCGTGTTCTCCCAATCCTTAACTGACCAGCCCGTTTTCTGGAGCATGGCCTTCACATCAGCGGTCTTTACCCAGTAGCGCTGCTTGAAGGTCGTGCCGGCGCGCTCGACCTCCTTCGTGATCGCAATTTTGCCCGAGTCCTCGGCCACCTCAGTCCTCTTCGTCTTCCTCGGGGCCTAGGTAGAGGTCCTCGTCGTCGACCTCGTCCTTATCCTTCAATTCCTTGATCCAGTCCGAATCCTTGGCGTCCAAGTCGAAGGGCTCGGTGTCGTCGTCCTTCATGGGCTTCGCGCCGGTGAAGGCCTTGAACGACGGCTCCTCGGTGCTCTCCGCCTTGCTCTTGCTGCGCGCGTTTTCGACGAACGCGCCCAGCTTCTTCTTGTCGACGAGCATCGGAGAGGACTCCTACGCCATCAGGCGGTTGAGCTTGGCGCGCGCCCAGATCGATTGCCGCGCGCTTGCGTTGGCCAGCGACTCGGCAGCGTCCTTGTCCACGTTGGGATTGTACGCCCGGAAGTTGTCCCCGTGCCCGACGCGCAGGTGGCACTCGTTGGGCCCCATGCAAAGCGCGATGAGATTGGCTGGGTCCAGCTCCAGCTCAGGGTGCAAGTGGAAGGGCTTGCGATGATGAACGTTCAGGCTCTTGCTGAGGCCGCACGCTGCGCAGCTGGAGTGGGTGACGAGAAAGGCCTTCTCAACGCGCGGCCACTGCGGCGACCGCTGGGAGCGCTTGGCGCGCTCGCGGAGCGCATTGTGGACGACGTGGACGATGTGCTTCAACATGGGAACCCCTCCTACTTGTGCCGGCAAGCGCCGAGACGATGGAGGACCCAGCACCCCGCTGTCCAGCCTGCTCCGATGAGAAAGGAGAAGGCGAGCGCGGCGAGCGCGTTCTGGATGGTCAGGGTCGGGAGCATCAGCGACCGCCGCTCTTGGAGAGGTGCTTGAAGTATTCGACCTGCTGGAGACGCTTCTTCGCCTCTTCCTTCGAGTAGGGCTTCCCGGTCCTGGGGTTCTTCTCGCCGAGGTTCTTCCCCGACTCCGAGACGACCTTGTAGCCCTTCTTCGTCTCCCTGATCATCAGCGTCCTCCCGCTGCGGTGAACCGAGACTCCAGCTCGGGCCAGTTGAAGAAGTTCCGCAAGGCGGCCACGTAGGACTTCTTGTCCGTCCCGTGGTCCATCCAGTAGGCGTGCTCGTAGGCGTCGATGGCGATGATGGGGAGGTACCCGGCCACGCCGCCGTTGTGGTCGTCTTGGGTGAAGAGGTGGAGCTCACCAAAACCCCAGCCGATGACCGCCCAACCGCGAGAGGCGAGAACGGCTTGCGCTAGGTCCCCGAACCAGGCCGGACCAAGGTCGCGAGTGAGCGCAGCAGCCAGACCGGCGGGAGTCGGGGGGACGGGCTTGTCGGTGAGGCCAGTGAAGTAGGCCTCGTGCAGGACCACCGCCGCCGCTGCGCTGGCGCACTCGAACTTCAGGCCGCGGTACGCGAGGGGCTGAGCTTCGGTCGGGAGCCCGCTCAGGTCCTCTAGGCCGGCGCTCGCCGCGTTCACCTTGTCGATGTAGCTGCGGTAGAGCGCGTAGTGCTCCTCAAGCGCACGCGCGCTCAAAGCGCCCTGAAGCTCCCCATAGGCCAGTTCGATAGGGCTCTTATCCCAGGGTGGGGGGTTGCCGGACGTGGCGGGCGCGGAAGCGATGGTGGCAGCTAAGGGTGCGGAATCACTCGAGCTCGAGCTCGGAGCCGTTCCCTTTGGTCGGGCGCCGATCTGGGCCCATCTGGCGAGCGCCTGGCTCACGTCCCGTTTCCAGCTCCGTTGCCGTTCACCACCGCGAGGGGTGGCGGGGGCGGGTCGAAGTCCTCCCCCACCGCAGCCTTGTACTTCGCTTCGAGGTTCTGGACCAAGACCCGCCTGTACTCCCGCTCCTTCTCGACGGCGAGCGTGAGGCGAGCAACCTGGGCCTCGTACTCGGCGAACAGCTTGGCGTACTCCTCAGCCTTCGCCACTACCTCTTGGCCGCGGGAGAGAAACGCGACCCGCTCCTCGAGCTTCATGATCTTCGCCCGGCACTCCGCCAGCTCTTTGTCCGCTGGTGCCAACGTCGCTGTCACTTGCTCCTCCTCATCCGCCGAGGCGCATTTCTGCGTCCCGAACTTTGAAGTCATCGACGGCGTCCTCAGCCGTCAGAAAGCGGGCAACTTCCTCCCCGGTGCGGTGCTTGAAGACCACCCAAGAGCGTCGGTCGAGAGTGCCGGGAATGTGCTGCACCCAGTAGATCTCGAAGGAGGTCCAGGAGGTCCCGACCACGACCTTGTAAGCCGGAGGCTGCCGGGTGAAGTCCTGGTCGTATTTGGTGACTTGGACGCTCAAGCGACTTGGACCTGAGTCGGATTCTTCGGCCCTTCGTCGATCTCGGGGAACATCCAGCTCGGGTGATGCGCTGCGGACTTCAACGCCGTCGCCTTGCAGTTGGAGCAGGCGTACACGTCGCTGATACGCACGAAGTCCCCGTAGGTGAACTTCACCATCGGGACGCGGCCTTGGTTCTTGGCCGCGAGGTCCATGATGAACTCCGGCTTGTTCTGCGCGAGGTACTTGGCCTCGCCGAACATCCTGATGCGGACAACGGCCGGGCCACCACAGAGGCACTTCGCTCCGCCCCACGCCACGCGCCGGTGCATCTCTTCGGGCGTCTCACGCCCACCCGCGAACTGCGTTCGGTGAAGGACTTCGTCTGCCATGTGCTCAGCCTCCTACTACTTGATCTGCCCCGGCTCCGTGGTCGGCGGGGTCGCCTTCCCGAAGGGGTGGAGCTCGTTCTGAATCTGCTCGTCCATCGTCTGCTTGCCCATCCCGCCCATCGCCATCCCTTCCATCTCGGCCTGCGCCTGCGCCGAGTCAGACTTGATCACGGCGAGCATCGCTTGCACGTCCTCCACGTCGAAATACTCGGAGACGAACTTGGAAGCGTGCTCCGCGTCGATCAGCTCCATCTGCTTCGCGGTGCCGGCGGCCTGCGACGCCTGGAGCACGTCCTGGAGCGAAGGCTCAAAGTAGTTGGGCCACTGGAGCTTGATGAACCCGCCGGGGCCCAGCTGCCGCGGCGTCTTGGTCATGGTGCCGTCAGGGTTCTTGGTGACCTTGTCGGGGAGCTTCAGGACCTGACGGACCATCACCCCCGCCTGCTCCCCCTCGCCCGGCTTCGGCTGGCCGAGCGCTTGCGCCGCCTTCACCATCATCTCCAGGAGAGGCTTCACGCACTTCTCGCCGTACTGCTCGCGGAGCACGTCGGCCTTGGCGAGCATCATGGCGTAGGTGCGGTGGACCTCAGTCGCTGTGCGATTCCCCGCGTCGGGGTGCTCGAGGACACACTGCGCGACTTCCAGGGCGTACTTGCGCAGCGTCTCCGCCAGCTCGGAGGCCATCTTCAGGCCGCCGCCCGTGATCTCCAGGTACTGCATGGAGCCCTCGGGGATCTTGATGGAGTTGTCGGACCCCTTCTTGATCTCCGAGCCCATCTCCGCCTTGGTCACGAGGCCGAGCGTCGGGTCACAGTTGTTGAGCGTGCCCTTGTTCGCCTGAGCGATCAGCGCGTCGATGGTTTCGACCATCTCGAAGATGCCGTGACAGTCGGGGTCTCCGTCGAGGGAGTCTTGGACGGGAAGGTTCTGCACCCAGATGGCGGGGCAGAAGCCCAAGCCGTGCGTGACCTCGGCTTGAACCACCCACTGAGGCTCCTCACCCTTGCCTACGGGCGCCGGCGCGTAGAGCGTGTCCCTGTCCGCGTCGATGACCCGGCGGTACCAGTACCAGACCGTGTCGTACTTGCCGGTGACGGGGTCTCGCTCCTCGACTGGGAACTGGTAGCGCTTCTCGAAGGAAGCGAGGCGCAAGGCCTGACGGTCTTCGAACTCCGGCCAGATCCACCGCGGGTCGTGGACCTCGATGACGGGCTTGCCGTCGATGAATTGGAAGCCGACGACCACTGTGCCCATCGCCCCGCCGTACTGCCGAGCCTGAATCATGCACGACCAGAGGCGCGAGACCTCGGCGAGAGCTTGAAGGAAGTCCTCCGTGTCCGTGTCCCCTTCGACGTGAACGTGGGGGTGCTGGCGCTCGGAGAAGAGGAGCCCAGAGAAGCGGTCGACGATAACCTTCGGCAGAGCGTAGGGCGCAGTTGGACGCCTGAACTTCAGCGGCATCCCCTGCCCCGCGGCATCGTAGAAGCCTGGCGGGATGAACCCTCTCGACGAGACGGCTTCGAGGGCCAGCGGGTCGAGGTGCGGCTTCCCGTTCCAGTCCTGCGCGCGGACTTCATAGTTGGCGCAGCGGTACCAGGCCCAGAGCCGATTGAGCTCCTGCTGCCGCGGGCTCAGACCGAGCCGAGCGAGACGGTCCATCGGCCCGCTGCCCTTGTCCTGCGAGCCCATCTTCCCCATGAGGGGACTGAGGAGCTTCTGGACCAAGGACGGGTTCGATGGGAGGCCGCTTGCCATTGGGTCACCTTACGAGGGCTGGACCGTGAAGTCCTGGGGTTCGGGGCGATCTGACTTGTACCGCATCCCGCGAGCCTTCGCTT